TCGTTCTTTGCTGATAAAGTAATGGAGATTAAATGATGAGTAAATTTGTAGCTATGACCAAACTTCGTGACATTACTATCATCATCTATCTCTTGATTAACCTTGTGCCACAAGCACAGGCGTGGTATCAGGTGCAAGTGGATAAACACTATGAGTTGTATGCAGTAGAGGCGGGGGTATGGGAATGAAAGTCTATGAACTTAACTGCTGGTCTTTGGATGGAGAAAACGAATGGTTCTTCTATGGCAAGCCCTCAGAAGCACAGATTAACCGCTGTCTCGCCGAGTTTGGTATTGCAGAAGGCCCGATCAAAGAGGGGTTTAACACAACTGAAATCCCAGATACTTATGTTATCCTAAAGACAATATTTGTGCAGGATGGTGAGCATGATCTTAGCGGCCCTATGCCTTGCCTCTAATATTTACTTTGAAGCAAGAGGTGAACCTATCGACGGACAAGTCCTAGTGGGTGAAGTTACTATGAACCGTGGTGATGACATCTGTAAAACAGTCTTTAAGAAGGGACAATTTAGCTGGACTAATGACAAGGACTTAGCTATAGATGATCCACAGGCGTTCTTAGCTGCATACACCCTAGCGTATGAATTACTGGAAGATGGTTGTATCCTGTGTAGTGATGCTACCTTCTATCACAACAAGTCTGTCAAACCTTACTGGGCTAAACACATGGTCCTGTTAGGTAGTTATGGAAATCATGTGTTCTATAAGAAAGGATAGCTTATGAATGACTAGCATCTTAAGTTACTTACATAGAGTTTTTGTTGCGCTGAGTGTCTTGATTAACGTGCTGCTTGGTGGTAGTAACAATCAGACATTCAGCGCAAGAAACTATGACTGGCAGCGTAGGGGATACCCTAACATGGTAAAACCTATTGACTTCCTATTCGGAAAAGAGCATTGTATGGAATGTTGGGTCTATTGGAAAGTGAGGAAGAAATGGTAAGCCATAGCCTAGAACAACACCTAAAAGAACTTGGTATCTTTCTAGAGAAGAAACCTTCTGTTAGCTATCGTATCGACCCGATGAAGATACCCTTTAATGACCCCCGTGACCCTATGACTGGAGAGGTTCCATTTTAATGATTACCGCCACTTATATTGACCATATGGGGACAGACCTTAGCGTTGTTAATGCAGCACGGGTATCCTTTGGGAAGAAATCACAGTTTGAAGAAGCCCTAGAGGGTCGTGTTCTCTCTGGAAAGGATATAAAGCTGATTAAGTATCTGGCAGAACACAAACACTTCTCACCATTTGGTCATGCCTTTGCATCCTTCCATGTGAAAGCACCTATTTTTGTTGCAAGGCAGCTTGTTAAGCACCAATACCTGCGCTGGAATGAAATCAGTCGTCGTTATGTTGATGATGAACCTGAGTTCTATATGCCAGAGGTATGGCGTGGACGTAGTGAGGACAAGAAGCAAGGGAGTTCTGGTGTATCTGACTGGCCCCCAGAAGGGACTGGTTCTTCGTATCTGCTTGAGCATCGTTATCCTGCTATCTCTGCAACATATCAAAGGATGATTGAAGCTGGAGTAGCACCTGAGCAAGCACGTATGGTTCTACCACAATCGACAATGACTGAGTGGTTTTGGAGTGGATCACTTGACGCCTTTGCTGATATGTGTAAGTTACGCTGCAAGGATGATACACAGTATGAAACACGGCTGGTAGCAGATCAGATCAGCGAGAAGATGAAACAGCTATTCCCAGTTAGTTGGGTGGCATTAGTAGGAGAACAAACGTAATGATTGAAGCATGGACTGGGCTATCGAACCAACAAAAGGCTGAGATTGCCATTGAACTTCTGAGCGAGTTAATTAAAGACGCAGAAGGACATATTGATCGATATGGTGATTACTCAGACGATGTGACAAAAAAGAGTCTTAAGCGTATGAAATACACTCGAAGTTTTATTGAGTCTTACTATGGCCTTTACTATGGATATGAAAAATAGGAGAACGATAATGATGGATGAAACTTTGGTAAATAAATTGGTGTCTACTATCTATAACTCAGATTTGGCAGACGATCTTCTTGTCTTAAAACTTGAAGACGAACTTAACAGTCTAGTAGAAGACATTATTAAATTAGGTGGAAAGTCTACCTTAAAAGACTATGAGAAGGAAGACTTAAAACACTATATTGAAAACTGTCATGCTCTGATTACAGTCTTAAAATACCACACTACCAAAGAATACACGCATTACATTGAGTTTCTTGTTGATTATGAAGACCTGCTAAAAGACGATGATGATGACAGTAAAGAGCAAAATGTTAATCTAGACCTTGAGGAAGCACTCTATTGTGCCAAAATTGGTCTAGAAGTTCTCCTTTATTGTAATCTTGCTGACATCCCTACGACTGAACTGCCAGAACTTATCCGATTGCGTGGGGAATACTTGAAACAAGAGCCAGATACTGAGGATAACTATTTTAGTAATACCCCTGAACCAAACGAAGAAATGAAGAAGATGCGTGAAGAATATGTTGCTGTTCGTAAGGCACAAGCTGAGAAGGTTACTCCACACTTGACAGGTTATGACACAAGCATGAAAGGTGAGTGGTGGGAATGAACCAGCCAGCAGCAGACTTTAGTAACCTCTGTAAATCTCTTGCTCGTCGTTATCGGAATACACAGCAGTTTGACGATCTGGTAAGCGAAGGTGTCCTTGCCTGTTATGAAGCATTGGCTGAGGGGAAGAACGCCCCCTCAGACTTCACAGGAGCCGCTCGTAGGGCCATGAATGACTACATCAACGTGAAGACCAAGGCTGTGTCTATCCCCACTGGTGGCAACGCTAAGGCTGTCTCTAAGGCGATGTCTTCTGACATGGAACTAGACACTATGAACGGGATGTCAGATGGAACCTTACTAAGTTTTGTCCAAGCTATGTCTAACCTAACGGAAAGTGTGACAGACGACACAGCCTTTACAGTTGACCATGCTGTCCTGTTCGAGGAAAAAGAGTATCAAACCTATGTTATGTTAGTTGCAAAAAAGGCACTATCAGCGACAGAAATGAAAATCATTGAAATGAGATACTTTCAAGACCTGACACAAGATGAAGTAGCAGACTGTCTAGAAGTAAACAAAATGTGGGTGTCACGACATGAAAAAGAGGCTCTAGTTAAGTTACGAAAGAATCTGTAACAATTCGTGATGTTACAAGGTCTGAAAAAAGGTCTTATAAGCAAGAGTGATACCTACTACAGTTTGAACTATAGTTTCATAACTCAGCTAGGTTGAGAAACAGAAGTATATACTATAGTATAGGAGACTAGATGACAGAAATAACACATCAACCTTGTCCTTTTGTGTCGTGTGCATCGTCAGATGCCTTTAGCTGGAACCCTAACAAGGAGACAGGAAGGTGTCACTCTTGTGGTGAAGGCTATCCCTCAAGAGAAAGGACTTTCGACTGGGCAAAACAACAATATAAAGTAGGAGAGTTTATGAAGGAACGGTTGTCAACTATGAGTTACACACCAAAAATGATTGAATCACCTTCTGCTGGACAACATCTAGCTATGCGTGGCATCACTGTTGCTACCATGAAAGAGTTCAATGTCCTGACCTATGATGATCGTCAAGAGTATGTCTATCCATCAGGCGGCATTAAGGTTCGTCGTCTAGATGAAAAGGCATTCTATGCTAAGAATAGTTTCAAGGGTGACGAACTGTTCGGTATGAACTTGTTTACATCTGGTTGTTCTAAGAAGGTAACAGTCACAGAGGGTGAACTGGACGCTCTCTCAGCAGCCCAAATGCTAAAGGGCAGCTACATTACCCCTGTTGTCTCACTGCCCTCTGCGACCCCTTCCAAGAAGCTGTGGGATAACTGCCATGACTGGTTGAATGGGTTTGACGAGATTGTCTTGTCTGTTGATAACGACGAAGCTGGAAATGCTATCGCTGACAAGATTGCTAAGATGTTTCCCAACAAGGTCTATCGGGTAGATCACAGCAAGTTCAAGGATGCTAACGATTTCCTAAAGGCTAGTGCTGGTGCAGAATACAAACAGTCTTGGTGGAATGCTAAGAAATATACCCCAGAGAATGTCTTGAATACGACCCAACAGTTCTTGTCTCTATACCATGACACACCAGAGCATCAATATGTGCCAACTGGTATTCAGGCACTAGATGATAAGATTATGGGGCTTATGCAGGGTCACTTCACTGTTATCAAAGCACAGACGGGTATCGGTAAGACTGAGATTATGCGGTTCCTAGAGTTCAATATGCTTAAGAACAAAATCCCTATTGCTGCATGGCACTTGGAAGAAACTAAACTTCGTTCTCTGTTGGGGTTGGTATCTTATGAACTTAACGATAACTTTACCCGCCGTGACCTGATTGAAGAAAAGAAGGCAGAAGAACAAGTTGTTAAGGCTATCACAGAATTAACCAAAGAGGAACTATTCTATCAGTTCTATCTGGGTGATGGTCAAGGGGCTGATGAATTGATTGAACAGATCAGGTTCTTTAGTCAGGCGGCTGGATGTAAGTTTGTGTTCTTTGAGCCTATCCAAGACGTTGTTGCTGGATCGTCTGAGGAAAGCAAGGAACAGATGCTTGCTGATTTGTCTGTTCGCCTATCTAAGTTAGCTGCTGAACTTAATGTGGGTATCGTTACTATCGCCCATACTAATGACAATGGCGACACAAAATACTGTAAGATGATTGGTCAACGTGCATCTGTCATTATTGACTTGCAGCGAGACAAGGATGCACCTACAATGGAAGAACGTAACACGACCTATATTCGAGTAGAGAAGAACCGCCCTTGCTCTGAGGTAGGCTCTGCTGGAAAGATGCGGTTTAACACTGACACATTTACCCTACGGGAGATTGCATGACAGTATTTGATATTGAAACCGATGGACTTCTTGATAAGCTGACTAAAATTCATGTTATCTCTTGGGAAGGGCCTGATGGAAATGTTCACCATACCCATGACTATGATGAAATGCGTAAATTCTTTACTGAGGCTAAGGTTCTAGTAGGGCATAATATTGTCAGGTTCGACATCGTAGCAGTGGAAAAGGTTCTAGGTATTAAGGTCAAGGCCCGTCTGATCGACACACTAGCCCTGTCTTGGTATCTTAACCATGAACGTATCAAGCATGGTCTTGAAGGCTATGGTGTAGACTATGGGGTTCCTAAGCCTGTCATTAAAGACTGGAACTCTCTGACGCCAGAAGACTATGCCCATCGTTGTGATGAAGATGTTAAGATCAACACTCGACTGTGGAGAGACTTGGACATTAAGCTGAACCGTCTCTATCAAGATGAGGAAGAAAAAGATCGTTTCATCGACTATCTTAGCTTCAAGATGGATTGTGCTAGAGAACAAGAAGCCCTGCGGTGGAAATTAGACGTTCCTATGGCACAGAAGGCTTATGATGAAATCATGGTCCTTAAGGAAGAAAAGGTAAAGCAACTGTCTCATGCTATGCCTAAGCGTATTCTTACCCGTGTAGTCACACAACCAAAGAATATGTATCGTAAAGATCGTTCCTTATCTGCTCATGGTGAGAAGTGGGCAGAACTGTGCAAAGAGTATAAACAACAGACTACAACCCAATCTTTTGTTGTTAAGACGGGTGAAGAACTTGGTAATCCTAACTCTAACGACCAAGTAAAGGATTGGTTATACTCTCTAGGATGGCAACCAATTACTTTCAAGTTTGTCCGAGATAAGGAGACAGGCGACGAAAGGATGATTGCTCAAATCCGAAGCGAGAGCGACCTCTGTGAAAGTGTCAAAGACTTGGCAGAAGTTGATCCTGCTGTTGACATTCTCGATGGCCTGACTGTTCTAACCCATCGTGCTGGCATTCTAAAGTCTTTCTTAGACTGTCATGTAGATGGCTATCTTAAGGCTGAGATTGCTGGCCTGACTAACACTCTACGCTTCAAGCATTCTAAGCCATTGGTGAACCTACCTAGCGTAGACAAGCCATATGGTGACATCATTAGGGGGTGCCTTACCTGCCCAGATGGATACACTCTTGCTGGTGCTGATATGGTTAGCCTAGAGGACACTACCAAACGACACTATATGCAACCCCTTGATCCTGACTATGTAGAAGAAATGTCTCTTGAAGGGTTTGATCCTCACTTGTCATTGGCTAAGTTTGCTGGTGCTGTTACTCAGGACGACATTGATGCTTACAATCGTGGAGAAAGACCAGACCTTAAGGCTATCCGTAAAGCCTACAAGGCTGTCAACTACAGTGCTACATATGGTGTAGGGGCCGCTAAATTGGCTCGTGGGACGGGTCTAAGCGTTAAGGAGGCTAAGGTGCTACTAGAAGCCTTCTGGGCGCGTAACTGGGCTATTAAGCAGGTTTCTGAGGGTGTTCGGATCAGGGAACTGTTTGACTCTATGTGGCTACAGAACCCTGTCTCTAAGTTCTGGTATAGCCTACGTTCTGAGAAGGATCGTTTCTCTACTCTGAACCAAGGCACAGGCGTCTTCTGCTTTGATACTTGGGTTGCTCTATGTCGTAAGAATGACATCAAAACTATTGGTCAGTTCCATGATGAAATCATTGCTCTTGTAGAACTTGGTAAAGAGGGAGAAGTAGAACAACTAATGCGCTGGGCAGCATCTAAACTGAACGAGAAGGTTCAACTTAATGTTCCTCTTGGGGCTGATGTCCAGTTCGGCAAGACTTATGGGGAAATTCACTGAGTCTTTTGTGCAACAGGTTCTAACATAAGTGTAGAATTTACGTTTTTACACAAGATTTTGTGTTACAAAACACGAAAAAAGGTCTTATATACTATTACACAGCCAAGAAAAGGAAACCCGATGGCTCGATACACAATGGAAATGGTTCTGGAATACGCACGAGTGTTCCCAGAGAATGCTGATATGGGCAATCCAGACGGCATCAAATTGCAGAAGGATATTGCAAAGAAAGGCGGTCAGTATGTAGTTAACCTTTACTTCACTGACTATGAGCAAATTGAAAAGCTGACAGCAGAAGGTTTGGACCTAGCACCACTTGGCCATAAGCGCATTATTGATGGCAATGCAAACTATGGTGTTGGCAAATACATGAAAGCCAAGCGTGACGTTAAGGACAATATCAAGACCTTTGACAACAAAAAGGGTGGAACTACTGATGTAAACTATGGTGGTCCAATCGGTGTTGTTGACTTGCGTGACCCAGCTAATAAGCGTTGGTGGTCCTTCACGGATGATGGCGCTCTGGGTAATGGCACTAAGGCTATGGTTCAGTTTGAAACCTATAGCGATGGTGCTGGTATCCGTTTGGTTAATATCGGTATTACTGAACACGTCCCTTACGAAAGCAACGAAGGGAACTACTCCAACAATGAACTCTTTAAGGTGGCATAATATGATTAAACTTAAAACTGAAAATATGAACCCATATATGGTTTTTGCTATTGCAATTCTTGTAGTTGTGACTGCACCCCTTCTGGTTATTGCTTCTCTTAATACCTTGTTTCCTGCGCTGTTGATCCCATACACGTTTGGAACTTGGTTTGCTACAGCGTTTCTTGTATCTGTATTTAGTGTTGGAAAGACAAAAGAATGAAAATCTCTATTACCTTTACTCATACTCAAGAAGAAGATGGGTTTGATGGGCAGACTGGTGCTGTTCGGGATAACGTGATTGACCTCTATGAGGCTGCACAAGTCCTGACAGACGCCTTCCGAGGGGCTGGCTTCTCCTATGTGGTGAACGTAGGATTTGAAAAAGATGATGGCGAAGTAGTCTTTGGTCAGTTTTAAGGAAGTAATCAAGTGGAAAATAAAGGTAAAGTATTAGTAGATGGTGATATTATCGCCTACCGTGCTGCCTTTTCCACTCAAGATAAAGCCCCTGATGATGCGATAAAGAAGACTGAGGAAATTATTACTTACATTCTTAACGAGTGTGTTGGTTTTCCTTTCGCGTCATCAGATGACTTTCAGGTCTATCTAACAGGTAGTGGTAACTTTCGGTATGACATTGCTAAATCCCATGAGTATAAAGGGAATAGGAAATATACCGAAAAGCCACAATACCTAGGATTAACACGAGGGTATTTAACTGATAATTATGGGGCCATTACAAGTTCTGGGGAAGAAGCTGACGATCTAATCTCAAAAGCTGCTGCTGCACTTGATTATAATTGTGTTGTTGCCTCTATTGATAAGGATATGCTTCAACTTCCTTGTTGGCATTATAACTTTGGTAAGGGTGAATGGGGTAAGGTAGAACCCTTCGGGGGAACTAAATTTTTCTATACTCAAATCTTGACTGGTGATAGGGCAGATAATATCGTAGGCATTCATGGCATTGGCCCTGTAAAGGCTGAAAAACTTCTACAAGATTGCGACACAGAAGAAAAGCTATGGGATGCTGTAGTCAAAGCCTATCAAGGTGATATAGAAAGGGTAATTGAGAATGCGAGACTTTTATGGCTAAGGCGGTACGACAATCAACTGTGGGAACCTCCCAAGCCATAAAACATGGTTATAGATCGGGACTTGAGGATAAGATTTCTGAACAACTCAAGTCTCTGTCTGTGCCAGTTAAGTATGAACAGTTTAAGATTAGCTATGAAGTGAATGAAACCCGAACTTACACACCAGACTTTGAACTTCCTAATGGTATTATTATTGAGTCTAAGGGAAGGTTTGTTGCTGCGGATCGAAAGAAACATCTTCTGATCCAAAAGCAACACCCTTTACTTGATATTCGTTTTGTCTTTTCTAATTCTAAGGCGAAGATAAACAAGGGGTCTAAGACTTCTTATGCTGACTGGTGCAACAAGTTTGGTTTCATTTATGCTGATAAGCTAATCCCAAAGGGGTGGATAGATGAGGTTACTTAAGGACATAAACTTGCCAGCAGCTTTGAACGGAACTGCTATGACAAGTGTTCAGATTGATAAGCACCCAGATGCAAATAACATTTGGGCGACTATCTTAGAGTGCCAACGAGAGTCACAAGAAGCTGTTAGACAGGCTTTTGATAATGGGTATAGTCTTGGTTTTGATAAAGGACAAGAGTGATGACTAAACAAGAACTTATTGATGAAGTCATGGACAACTTTGACTTTACTAAAGTAGCTAAAGTTATGAAAGCTACAGATTGGGTTTGGGCAACAGTCAATTTCACTGTACCAGAAGAATCAGATATTAGAAAACATATCCGAGAACTCTTAAATAATGTCTATGATAGTTCTATTAGAACAGAAAAAGACTACACAATAGGAACAAGTGGTTTTGAAGCTACTTATATGCTTGATTACAAAATGCTTTCTTTGAAGTTTATTGTTTCATCTTGGGAAGCTGGGGGAGATTTCTAATGTCAGGTAAAACAGTTGTAGTATTTAGTTGCGCCCACACTGACCCTTCGGTAAGTAATGAACGGTTCAGTTGGTTGGGCGAGTTCTTGTATGATCTTAAACCAGATTATGTCGTTGACTTGGGTGATGGCGCTGATATGCGGTCGTTAAATACATACGACACTCGTTACCCACAGGCTATCGTATCACAGTCCTATGCAGAAGACATCGAACACTATAACGATGCTATGGAACGTATGCGATGGAAGTTTCGACACAATAAACGTAAAAGTCCATACTACATTGGGTTTGAAGGAAACCATGAGAACCGTATCAAGAAAGCCATTGCTGTTGACCCTCGACTAGAAGGAAGCAAATATGGCATCTCGTTCAGTCATCTGCAAACTGACCATTGGTTTGATGACTATCACGAATACCACAATTCGGCCCCATCCATTGCTGATTACGATGGTATCTCTTACGCCCACTACTTTAGTTCTGGGAACTACGGAACTGCTACCTCTGGACAACACCATGCCTATAGTGTAATCTCTAATCGTAATCATAGTTCTACTTGTGGTCACAGTCACAAGCGTAGTATCTACTTCAAAGACTCTGCTCATCCTCGACCTATCATTGGGCTTGTGGCTGGGTGCTTTAAGGGAGCAGAAGAATCTTGGGCTGGTCAGGCAAATAACGAATGGTTCAAAGGGCTTGTAGTTAAGCGTGAAGTATCTCAGGGAGTGTATGAACCTGAATTTGTCTCTATGAAACGTCTTGAGGAAATGTATGGAAAGTAGTGAAAGAGAACTTTTTGAATACAGAGACGGAAAACTTTACTGGAAGATCAGCCCTAATAACTCAGTTGTTGTCGGCCAAGAGGTTGGTTGGTTAAGTGCCAATGGCTATCGCCTTGTAAGGGTCGGTGGTAAAAATAAGCGTGTACATAGAGTTATTTGGGCCTATCACTATGGTGAAATAGAAGAAGGTGTTTTTGTTGACCATATAAATCGTGACAAACTGGATAATAGGATAGAAAACTTACGTCTTTGTAATAGGAGTCAGAATCAAGGTAACTCTAAGCTACGTAAGGATAATAAGTTAGGTTTTAAGGGTGTACACACTAGAGGCAACAAATTCCGCGCAACTATTATCAAAAAAAGAAAGATGATTCACCTTGGTTATTTTAGTACCGCTGAGGAAGCCCATGCAGCTTATCTTAAAGCCGCAGAGGAGTATTTTGGGGAGTTTGCTTGTGGGGGATAGATCATAGGAAAGCGTAGTAACTTCGAGAGGATTGAACGGGACTACTACCCAACACCAATCGAAGCTGTAAGGCCACTGATCGACCACCTTCCGTACACATTCGATTATGTTGAACCTTGTGCGGGGGATGGTCGTCTAGTAAAGCATATCTGGGATTTGACAGAAGGTCATGGGGAATGTTTGTATCAATCTGATATTGAACCACAAGCGTCAGGCATCTATAAAGCTGATGCTTTAACCCTTGACTTTGGTGGCTACGGTGTTATAGATATGTGTATCACTAACCCACCTTGGGAAAGAGACTTCTTGCATCCATTCATTGACCATTGGATTGATATATGCCCAACTTGGTTGTTGTTTGATGCAGATTGGATGCATACCAAGCAGTCTGCAGTCTACATGACCTATTGTGCTAAGGTAGTCTCTATCGGCAGGGTTAAGTGGATTGAGGATAGTAAGGGAACTGGTAAGGATAACGTCTCTTGGTATTTGTTTGATCAACACAAGAAAGGGCAGACAGAGTTTTATGGGAGAACTGTCAGTTGATGTCTGCATCAAAGTTCTATACGCTGCACACAATGGGAGAATATGTTGATCACTAATCAAGACATTGAAGATATGGACGACAACAACATCATGTGGCAATACTATAATCAGTCAAAAGAGAAGGATGATCAAATGTCAGTTATGGAAATGGTGCAAGAGTTTAGTAAGGTTCTTGACCAAAAGCCTGACCCTGATCTTTATTCCCGCCTTATTATAGAGGAATATCAGGAGTGGTTGCTTGATCCTAATAACGAGGTAGAGGAACTAAAAGAACTTGCTGATCTAGTTTATGTAATCTATGGTTATGCTAACGCTAAAGGTTACAACCTTGATGAAGCCCTGCGTCGAGTTCACGCTAACAATCTTGGTCGTTGTATCCAGCCTGATGGTTCCATCCATCGTCGAGAAGACGGTAAGATTATCAAGAATAAAGACTATCCTAAAGTGAGGTTGGATGATATTGTATGAAAAGATTTCTTAATCAAAGTTGGGTAATCCGTTGGCTACGTTATGTGAAGACTTGGCGTAAACATCGTGCAGTTATCAAAGAACTAAATGCTATGGACGATAAAACACTACGAGATATTGGTATCAGTCGCTGTGATATTGATATGCTGATCTGGTTGGAACATGATTTGGAAAAACGAGGAAAGAAAAAGAATGATTGACAGCAACTATCTCCAAAATGATTATAGGAAGTTTATCCACACATCTCGTTATGCCCGATGGCTAGATGATAAAGGTCGGCGCGAAACTTGGTCTGAAACTATCAGTCGATACGTTGAAAACGTAGTTGTCCCTAAAATCCGCGATGAAATCATTGTGGGTGAACTAGAACAAGCTATCCTTTCTAATGACATCTGCCCAAGTATGCGGGCTGTAATGACTGCTGGCCCTGCACTAGAGCGTGACAATACTGCTGGCTATAACTGCTCTTATATGCCTGTAGACGATCCTAAGTCCTTTGACGAGGCTATGTTCATCTTGCTCTGTGGCACTGGTGTAGGCTTCTCTGTAGAGCGTCAGTTCATCAGTAAGCTGCCAGACATTCCTGAGAATATGTTTATGTCTGAGACTGTCGTAGTAGTCAAGGATAGCAAAGAAGGTTGGGCTAAGGCTCTGCGTCAAGTGATTGCTTTGCT